CTACATCCCAGAGAAAACTTCATTCCTAGTGAACGCAGTATTCTCAGCTGGTGCAGTTGCTATTGATTCTGAGGGTATTGTTAAAATCACAGCTCGTGAAACAGCTTAATTAGGAGATTGACATGGCTTATTCATCAACTGGTTTTTCAACCGTAGCCGCATCTAAAGCTGGTAACGCACCATCAATCTACGCATATTCAACTGAAGATGCAATTGCTGATGTAAACACAGAAGGTTACTTTAACGCATTATCAACAATCCTAAAGGTTGGCGATTTGATTTATTGCGTAACTTCTACTGGCTCTACTATTGTTGCTACTTTGGCTGTTGTTCGTTCTAACGCCTCTGGTGTTGTGGACATTGACAACGGTACAACTTTGGCAAATACTGATGGCGATTAATATTTAATTAATTAGCTAGTCAAATGGGCTACTATCTGTTAAAACAGGGGTAGCCCATTCTTACATTGGAGAATTAAATGGCAGCTGGAGATACAGCCCTTTCAATATGTTCTGATGCCCTACTAATGTTAGGCGCAAAACCTATCTCATCTTTTGATGAAGGGACAGACGAGGCATCTGTAGCTAACCGTTTGTATTCAGATGTGAGGGACCAGACCCTCGTTTGCTACCCTTGGTCTTTTAGCTTTAAAAAGGTCAAATTAGCTCGTTTGATTACTACCCCTACCAATGAGTACAAATACGAATATCAATTGCCTGGAGACCGTTTAACGAGTCCTAGAGCAGTTTATGACTCATCCGCTACTGGTATGCCTCCTCGTAAGGAGTACCGTGTCATGGGTGACAAATTATTGACAGATTATGAAGAAGTATGGGTTGATTATCAGTACTCAGTACCTGAGTTCTCAATGCCTATTTACTTTGTACAATTCCTTAAGTATGCAATGGCGTGGCATTTAGCCTTGCCTATTACAGACCAGACTGAGAAAGCTCAGTATTGGCAGAGCGTTGCAGTTGGTAGCCCAGCAGAGAATGGCCGTGGTGGCGCATTTAGAACTGCTATGAATATTGACGGTGCTGGACAGCCAACCAATGCGATTAACGACTTCTCTTTGATTGCGGTGAGATATTAATGGCTCGCTTTGTAAGCATCCAGACTAACTTCTCTACAGGTGAATTGGACCCATTGCTACGTGCAAGGGTTGATTTAGGTGCTTATGCCAACGCTTTAGAGGAGGCAACTAACATTGTATGTCAGCCTCAAGGTGGTTTTAGGCGTAGGCCTGGCACAAAGTATATCTCTGCTTTACCTAATAGCGGCTCAGAATCAGCTGCTAACGGTGTGCGTTTAGTTGAGTTTGAGTTCTCAACTGATGACAGTTATATGTTGTGCTTTACGCATAACCGTATGTATATTTTTAAGAATGAGGCATTGGTAACTAACATCAATGGCTCAGGCAATCCGTACCTAGATACATCCTCTGTAGGGCTAACAGGTGCTAGATTGGCTAGAATTTGTTGGACTCAATCGGCTGATACGTTGATTGTGGTTCATCCTGACATTGCTCCAATTAAGATTGTCCGTGGTGCTACTGATGCTACCTGGACTGCTGGTGCAGTTACTTTTGATTCAAAGCCTAAATACGCTTTTACTTTATCAACAAGCAGCCCAGCTGGTACTTTGACTCCATCTGCTGTATCAGGTAAGGTGACTTTAACTGCCTCTACAGGCACTCCATTCTCATCTGGTAGTGTTGGTCAATACATTAACGCAAGCCCACAGGGCCGTGCCAAGATTGTTAAGTACACATCACCTACTGTGGTTGATGCGATTACAGAGTTTCCATTTTTTAATACAACTGCTATTGCTACAGGCTCATGGGAGATTGAAAGTGGTTACGAAGATGTTTGGAGTTCTGGCCGTGGGTGGCCACGCTCTGTTACTTTCCATGAAGGTCGCTTGTATTTTGGTGGGTCTAAGTCTAGGCCTAGTACTTTATGGGGTTCTAAGGTTGGGTTGTTCTTTGACTTTGAGGCTACTGAAGGTCTTGATGACGATGCAGTTGAAGCAACGTTAGATACCAATACGTATAACGCTATCGTGGATATCATCTCAGGTAGAGACTTACAAATCTTTACAACTGGTGGTGAGTTCTACGTACCTCAGAACGGCTTGGACCCTATTACTCCTACTAACTTCTTTGTTAAAACTGCCTCTCGTAACGGCATCAAAGAAGGCATCCGTATTCAGCAGCTAGAGTCTGGCACATTGTTTGTGCAAAGACAGGGTAAGTCATTGAACGAGTTTGCTTACACGGATACGCAAGCTACGTATGTTACTGCCAAGATATCTTTGTTGGCTGGACATCTATTAAAGAATCCTACTCGCTTGGCTTTGCGTAGGTCTGTAGCTACTGACGAAAACGATTTGTTATTGATGACCAATGCAGATGATGGCTCTATGGCCGTATTCTCTTTGCTAAGAGCGCAGAACGTTATTGCTCCATCTGAGTGGACTACGATTGATGGACAGTTCGTGGATGTTGGCGTGGACATTGATACGATTTATGCAGTCGTTAAGCGTAACGTCAATGGTGCTAACGTTTACTACGTTGAGTACTTTACTGAAAACTCTTTGACTGACAGCAGCAAGACTGGTGGAGCAGTATCAACTGTGGCCATGAGCCATCTTGTATCTGAGTCAGTTAATGTGATTTTGGATGGCGCAGTACAGGCTAATCAAACTGTGCCAGGTGGCGGTACTGTAACCCTACCTAGAGCATCAACTACCAGCTATGAATTGGGCTTGCCTATCTCTGTTAAAGCGGTGACAATGCCAGTAGATTTGAAGATACAAACTGGTACAAGAATTGGATTTAAAAAGCGTATTGTTGAAGTTAATGCGATTGTTACTGAAACGCAACACATGAAAATTAACGGTATTCAAGTGCCATTCAGACAATTTGGCTCTATCCTAGATGAGCCAGTTGCTGAATACACAGGAACAAAAACAGTACACGGAATCTTAGGGTATTCGCAAGATGCCAAGATTACGATTGAACAAGACGTACCTTTAAAGCTAACGTTGTTAGGTTTAGAGTACAAAGTGGCAACTCATCAGGGGACATAATATGCAAGCAGTAGCGGTGGCAATGGCAGTAGCATCAGCTTATGGCTCTATTCAAGAGGGCAAGGCTAAGAACGATTACTACAAGATGCAAGCAGCGCAGACTCGTGTTGAGTCAGAGCGCAAGGCTATTCAATCTCAGTTCAAAGCTAACCAAATATTGCAGCGTATTAATTCTGCTAATGCATCAGTTATTGCTCGTGGATTCGCTGGCGGTGTACAGGGATTTGATGGGTCTGCTGCTGTAGTCCAGGCAATTAACAATACTAGAGGCGGTAAAGAGTTTGCCTTTGAATTAGGTACTGCTGATGCGGTCCGCAGAGGTGGATTAATTCAAGCAACATTATATGAATCAGCTGGTAAGACGGCTGAAAAAGCTGGTTATTTTGATGCGGCTGGCAAGTTGGCTATGGCAGCTACTAGTGCATCTAAAATGGGTGGTCCTCCAACTCAGGCTCCAGTAACTGATTTAAGCACTCCGTACTCAGGACAAGGTTAATTATGGCTGAACTCCCACGCTATCAACAAACAGGCTTATTGCCAGGTGATACCACCAGATTAGATTTTGCTGATGTTAAAGAAAGCATCAGTATGTCTAAAGGCATCCAGTCATCTTTGGACCGTATGTCCACTTTTGCATTTAAAGAGGCTGCTGAAAAAGCGCAACGTGAAGGCGCACAATACGGAGCTGAGAACCAGCCAAGCGTAGAACAAATTATGTTGGCTAAAGAACAAGGCCAAGATATTAATTCTTTATTCCCAAAACCAGGCACATACTTTGGTGATGCAGCTAGAAAGATACAAGGCGCACAACTAAGACTTGAGCTAGAGTCTCTTGGTAGAAATGAATTATCTAAAATATCATCTGCTTTAGATACTAATCAGATTGATTTAAAAGAGGCTGAATTAAGAATTAAGGGAATGACAGATGGATTTAGTCGTACCTTATCGCAATTATCACCTGAGGATGCTTTAAGATTTAGAGCATCTATTGGTACGGTTGCTAGTGAAACATATAAAAAAGCACACGAAAGAAATACAAAAATTTTTCAAGAAGGACTTAAATCAAACGCTGAGATGCTTTTGACAAGTTCTGCTACCTTGTTGGCTGACTCATTAAGTCTTGAACAAAATCCTATTTTGTTATCTGAGAAGTTTAATGTTGAAAGGCAAAGAGTATTTGATACAGCATCTGCCACAATGGACCCTGAGTTTGTAAAAGCGCAGATGGAGGCGTTTGATAAAAAACGTTTAAATGCCATTGTGGATTACGTAACTAAGTCTGACTTTGCTCCAACTCCTATGGCTGGATTACGCAGATTAGAGACAAAAGACTTTGGTAAGTTATCTGAAGTTATGAAAACTGTGGATATGGACAAGCTCCGTAAGCAATACGTTGAGCGAGCTGGTGAAACTGCAACTATATGGAAACGTAGCTCAGAACTAAAAGCAGCTGAGAATATTGACCTAGTTAATAACATTAAAGATGATATTTGGTCTGGCAAGATTAGTGGCCAAGTAGGCTATAACCGTATCAAAGCATTAGGCGTTACATTGCCTGATGAAGAACGCAAGGCTTTCTTGCATGGTGACTTTGCTGGTGCTAATCCTCAGGTGTACGGTGAGTTTGAGTCTATGGCTGACCGTGGTAACTTGGGTGAAGAAGTTATTAATACTTATGCCAAGTCAGGCGTTATATCTTGGAAACAAGCCAACTCTCTAAAGAAGATTGCTCGTGGCAATGACCAGGATATGTCTCGTGCAAGACAGTTTGTGCAGAATAGCCTTGGTGTACCTGATTTAACTATGCCAGGTTTCGGCCAAGAGAAGGCTCGTGTTGCTGATATTAACTCCCAGTTGGCTAAAGAAAAGCAAGATGCTCTTAATGCTGGCTTGCCATTTAACTCTATGGACCGTGCAATGGAGTTGATTAACGATAAGAAAACGACTCTTATTACTGAAGGTAAGAAAGCATCAAGAGAGGCACTCAAGAAAAAGACTGATGAACTTAAAATTGAGTACCGTGAAG